CCAATATCCGGTGAGTGGTAGATAGCCTGTTCTACAATGCTGATGCGCTGTTCCGGGGTGTATTTTCTCAAAGCGAGAAACTCCAGATAACCGCTGTCCCTGTCGTCGGGCAATCCTGCCATCCGCAGAATCCGCTTCATCACTTTCAGGCAGTGGTAGGGGCTTTGCTCCGTATCTATATAAAGCACTTTCCGCTTTTCCTCGGGCAGTTCAGCCGCATATCGTAACACGGTACTGTTCTTCAATGCAGCGGCTACGATAGCCGATACATTGAATGTCTTTTTACTTTTGGCTTTGCCGATGGATGCGCTGAAATTGCCCAATGTCCCAATGACAGAACCATGTACTTTGAGGATTTCAGGTGCTTTCTCATAACTTTTCGACAGGCTCAAACGTGAGGCTTGCCAAAGGATAATGGCTTCTTCTGCCGATATGTCCTTAGTCTCTTTAATATAGTCCATAGCCATGCCTCCCGTTATTTTCGTCCTCCTGTTTTCTTCCCGGCCAGTTCAAGGGCAAGCTCCACATCTACGATAATCTTGCGTCCTATCTGGGTGATTGCCTTGTCAATCTTTCCGCTTTTCTTGATGCGGTTGGCAGTGGGCAGGCTGCACCCGAACAGTTTGGCAATGCCCAGTATTCCGTACACATACTTCCTTTCTGTGTCCGTAACGGGCTGTGGCTGCATTTCCGTTTGACCGGAAGCGTGCTTGCTTAAGAATATGAACTCTTCGCCTGTCATCTGCCAGACGGGTTTTGATAATAACTCTTGAAGATTTGTCATCGTCTAATCTATTTAGTCGTTTAACAATCAGCCCTGCGCACTGGCTGTTATTTCCGTTCTCGAACGATGCAAAATTAGGAAGGTTTGTAAGTGGTAAGGATGTGGTTGATGTAAATGGAATATCTTGTTATTTCTTTGAATATCAGACAATAAAAATACCACTCAAAAATTAGTTTGAGTGGTAAAAGTGGTTGTTTCGTAATATGTCAGGGTACATCACGGATTATCGGAATATTGCGTCCATTTCTTTGGCGAACTTCTGGTTGCTGTCACTTGGGAAATCGGAAACAGGTTCCTTGTATTTTGACTTGTAATAGTTCTCTTCAATATCCAGCATTTTGAGGATATTCTTTTTCCAATTCTCCCTGTCAAGTTTGGGCAGTTGTTCACCCATCAGGAATATCAGGTAGCAGACACGTATTTTCTCTCTCGTTTTTATTTTCAGCTTGCATTTGCCGGGGTGCAGATTCATACAAGCATAGAAATCATATTCGGAAATATTCTCGAATTGTTCTCCTACGCAGGTCGTGTAAACGAGCGAAAGCAACTCCATGTCGAAATATTCGTATTGTTCCTCTTTGGGCGCTTCTTCTTGCATATCGGGTTCGCTTGGCTTGGTTAGCTCTTCCGGTTTATCTTTAGCTACGGGAATATATTTTGCTAATATTTCCATAAAATGGAAACTCAATTTATAAATATCTCCGCAGCAGTTCTCTATATATTGGAAAGCCTCTTTTCTTGCTTGCTTTTGCAATTCATAAAGCCTGTTCAGTTCTTCTTTTTCTTTCTCATATTCAGCCTTGCAGCGTTCATATTCCTTTTCGGCTTGCTTTTCTTCTTCTGCCGTATGTTCCCTGTAACCAATAGAATCATATCTGTTATATGCCTCGTTCAAAGGCTTGTTTAGTCTTTGTGTAACCTCCAGTTGTTCCTCTATATCAATATTATATCTATCAGCGAAATGGTAGCACACACGAGAAATTATCTCATCATCAAGCAATGGATATTTTTCGTAAAGCATCATGTTTTTCTCTATCTCGGCTCTTAGACTGTCGAGAATCAGAGTGTACTGTTCTTTCTGCTTGTCAAGTACCAATTCAAGGATAGCGGCTTCAAAAACTTTTGTGTCATTGTATTGCTTGTAGAAGTTCGTGATGAATTTCTGCTTGTCAAAAGAAAAAGTATGGCTTACAATAAAGTCACTGTATATTCGGTTGAGTTCACCGTATTGGGGAATCATAATCAGTATTTCTCCTGCCATATATCTTGGGTTTATGGATTTTTGTCTTTATCAAGAAAGGAAGCCAGTTCTTCTTCCACTTCTTCTATACTTGGCAGAGCCGATTTTAAGTTTTCAGGTATAGCCTTGCTCAGTTGGTAATCGCTGATGCCTATCGGCTGGTCATAGCCTGTCAATGCGTATTGTGCTACAACTTCGTCTTTTCCCTTGCACAGCAACAACCCGATAGTCTTGTTGTCATTCTCTCCCCTCAGTTTATCATCCACCACATTGATGTAGAAGTTCAGTTGCCCTGCATACTCCGGTTTGAATGGGGTAGCCTTTAATTCTACCACGATATATGCGTGCAGTGGAATAGAATATAATATCAGGTCTGCATAGAAATCGCTGTTTCCGACTTGGAAATGCTTCTGTCGTGCAACGAAAGCAAAGCCATTGCCCATTTCCAGCAAGTAACGGGTAACGTGCTTAACCAACTGTTCTTCTATGTCCCTTTCGTCTGCTTTCTCTTTAGTTCCAGCCAAATCAAAGATGTACGGGTCTTTCAACAGGTAATTGGCGAGGTCGCTTTGCGGTGCAGGAAGCGTAGCTGTGAAATTGTTTACCTTATTATTGCTGATTTGTCTGCTGTACAGGTTGGTTTCAATTTGTATTTTAAGAGCATTGCTGCTCCAGCCCATTTCCACAGACTGCTTCATGTACCAATAGCTTACACCTAATGGAATTGAATTGTTAAGCATTATCACATGGCTTGCCCAATTGGTTCTTGCAACAGGTGATGCCATGAATACGCTTTCTATATCCTTAATTTCCATCCGGTAAATATCAGATACGGTTCTGGCAACATTATGAATTTGCGCAAGAGGTTCTTGCGTGATTATAATTTCATTGTTATCAGTGGATTGGATTTGCGCAAGAGGCTCTTGCGTAAATTGCGCATCGTTTAAGTAGCGTACTTCGTTTGCTATTTTCTCCACACTTGGAGCTATCAACTTTGCATCCGTTTCTATGAAACTTTGCAATGCCCTCAAAGGATATGCTTTTGCAAACTGACACATATAGGTAAGGTTGCGTTCCGAATAGCCCTTCTTTTCGGGATAATTGAACCGGATAGCCTTTGCCAACTGTTTGATGGTTTTGCTTCCCCATCCGTGCAGTTGCTGATGATAGAGAATATAGTTACCCATTTTCCAGTAATGGAACAACATTTGCGCATTGGCTGCGGTAATCAGCCGTACTTGTGCCTGTTGTATTTCCGAACCGACAGCATTTATAAATGCGTCAAAGTTCGTCTTTTCTATGTTATGTCCGTTGTTGTTCATCTTATGATATTTTCAGAATACAAATATAATTCAAAGGTGGTAATCTATGAAACTAATTGATACTTTTATAGTTGATTGAACTTGTTCATTGCATTTGCCCTAATGTCATCCGCTATGTCAATATAGGGTTTCATGGCTTTGTAGTCACTGTGTCCCGTCCATTTCATAACCACCTGTGCAGGGATTCCGAGAGCCAACGCATTGCAGATGAATGTTCTTCTTCCGGCATGGGTGCTTAACAATGCGTATTTGGGCGTGATTTCATCTATGCGCTCATTTCCTTTGTAGTAGGTTTCCCGTACAGGTTCGTTGATTTCCGCCAGCTCGCCCAGTTCCTTCAAATAATCGTTCATCTTCTGATTGCTGATGACGGGCAATGCCATGTGATTCTCGAAATGAACATCCTTGTATTTTTCAAGAATGGCTTTGCTGTGGTCGTTCAGTTCGATTATCAGGCTGTCCGCAGTCTTGACTGTGGTAACTTCAATGTGGTCGGGTTTAATATCGCTTCTTTTCAAGTTACGGACATCCGAATATCGTAAACTCGTGAAACAACAGAACAGAAAGACATCCCTGATACGTTCCAAATATTGTTTGTCATGCGGTATATGATAATCTTTCAATTTGTTCAGTTCATCCCAAGTCAAGAAGATCACTTTTTTCGAGGTGGTTTTCAGTTTCGGTTTGAATGTATCGTATACAATGTTCTGATGATGTCCTTTCTTGAAGCTCCAGCGCAGGAACCATTTGAGGAATCCCATTTGCTTGCCGATGGTGCTGTTTCTCATATCCTTGGTATCACGCAGGAAATTGACGTATTCGTTCAATCCAAACTCGTCGAAATAGTTAAATGTTGCATCCTCCTTGAACTCTTTGAGGTGGTTCCTCACTGCTGCAAATTTTTCATAGGTGGATGCCGTCCAGTTATTCTGGTTACCGCACTCTTTTACAAACTCATCGAACACCTCCCAAAAGCTGACAGGGGCTTCTTCCGGCTGTTCTTCGCTGGTTTTCATTCTCATGTTGAAAGCTTCTTTCAACTGTTGGGTCGTTGGCATGACCTCCTGTACCTCGAACTCCTTGAAAATATTCTGGATTTCAGCATAGTATTTCAGCAAGTCCGTATTGATTTCGGCTGCACTTTGCTTTAGCTTGTTGGTACATCCATTCTTTACCCGCTGCTTGTCTGCATCCCATTTGGATACGTCAATCCGGTAGCCCGTTGTAAACTCGATGCGTTGGCTGGCAAAGATGACACGCATACGGATAGGTACGTTCTCTACGATTGGCACACCGTTCTTTTTCCGGCTCTCCAATGCAAAAATGATGTTACGTTTGATATTCATAATTGGGTGCGTTTGAAATTCTACACCCAAATATACACCCAATAATTGAGATAGCAAAAGACATTTAGAAAGATTTAGTTTTACTCTGTATCTTGATTAATATTTGATTATCAGTAAATTGTAATTCTATGATATTTTCTGAAAGTATAAGTTCGAGAGCCTGTCTCTCCGCTGAACGTGCTGGACAGAAATGGTCAGCAAACGGACAAAAAGCTACAAATCAATGATTTGTGGCTTTTTTTATTGCCCGAAAGTCCTGCTTCCAAGACTTCAAAAGTACGGTAAAAGACAAAGTTTCGTTACTAAATCGTTACCTATTCCCCGCCGGACAAAAACGGTAACGATTTGTCCATAAATGACCTGATAATGACTTGATTAGTCCATAGTCTGCATAACTCGAAAACGAGAGGTAAAAATTAATTTTGCAACTAAAAAAAGTGAGTTATGAAATCGACATTCAAGGTTCTTTTTTATTTGAAGAAAGGTTCTGAAAAGAAAAACGGCGAGGTTATGATTATGGCACGCATCACCATAGACGGCAAACTTTGCCAGTTCAGTACGAAACAGAGCATCCAGCCCGACAACTGGAGCATTACTGCGGGCAAAGCCAAAGGCAGGGATGCCGGGAGGATAAACGCCCTTTTGGACGACATACGTTCTTCCCTGAATACCATTTACCACGAAATGCAGCGGCGTGACAATTACGTGACCGCCGAGAAAGTGAAAAACGAGTTCTTGGGACACAGCGAGAGCCACGAAACAATCCTTTCATTGTTCCAAAAGCACAATGACGATGTGAAGCAGCTTGTGGGCATATCCAAGACGATAGCGACCTACCGCAAGTATGAAGTGACCCGCCGCCACCTCGCTGAATTTATCCAAAGCAAGTACAACGTATCGGACATATCCATAAAGGAGATAAGCCCGATGTTCATTACCGATTTTGAGTTGTATTTGCGTACCGCCTGCAAGTGCGGCTACAACACCACCGCCAAGTTCATGCAGTTCTTCAAGCGTATCATCATCATCGCCCGTAACAACGGCATACTGGTGGGCGACCCTTTCGCCAGCTACAAAATCCGGCTGGAAAAAGTGGACAGGGGTTATCTGACAGAGGACGAGATTAAAATTATCCTTAAAAAGAAAATGGTTTCCGAACGGCTGGAACACGTCAGGGACTTGTTCGTCTTTTCCTGTTTCTGCGGTCTGGCATACAGCGATGTCGCCAATTTGCGGCAGGAGAATATCCAAAAGTCTTTTGACGGCAACCTTTGGATAATCACCAAGCGGGTAAAGACCAACACGGACGTGAATGTCCCCCTGCTGGATATTCCCAAGATGATTTTGAAGAAGTACAAGGGCAAGTTGCCGGACGGCAAGATACTTCCCGTAATCAGCAATCAGAAGCTAAACGCCTACTTGAAAGAGATTGCCGATATATGCGGTATTAAAAAGAACCTGACATTCCACCTTGCCCGGCACACGTTCGCCACGACCACCACGCTGTCAAAGGGCGTACCCATTGAAACGGTGTCCAAGATGCTGGGACACACAAACATAGAAACTACGCAAATCTACGCCCGCATCACCAACAGCAAGATAGGCAGCGATATGCAGGGGCTTGACAAGAAGTTTGTCGGCATTGAGAAGATTTACAAGGAAGTTGCCATGTAATCTTGATTATATGGAACTGGTCACAATTTGTGACCAGTCCTTACTATTATTCCAACATTGCTAAATCTCCTAAAATATACGATTATGGATTTGCAGATTATCCAAAACAAGATTTTTGAGGTCAGAAGTTGCCGGGTGATGCTCGATTATCATTTGGCAGAACTCTACCAAGTGGAAACACGAGCCTTGAAGCAGGCGGTCAAGCGCAATATCGAGCGTTTTCCGGGTGATTTTATGTTTGTACTCACCCAAGAGGAAGCTAACTTGCTGTTATCCATAGGGGTATCACAAAATGTGATACCCCCTGCTTACAACTTCGGCGTTGCTATGCCTATGGCTTTCACCGAGCAGGGCGTAGCCATGCTTTCTTCGGTTCTCCGCTCCAAAGTAGCCATAGAAGTAAACATTTCAATCATGCGGGCTTTTGTCCTCATGCGCCAAATGGCAATCGGTTACGAGGAACTGTCAAGGCGCATCGAGGAACTGGAGGTAAGCACCGATGCGCAGTTCAACGAACTGTACCAAGCCCTTACCCAGCTTTTGAGCCAGTCGAAACAACAGAAAGAACGCCGTCCGGTAGGTTTCGTTACCTATAACCGTGGCAAGAACGAATAGGTAACGATTTCGGTAACGAAATTCCACTTAATAACCTATATCCCAGCATTGTACATTCTTCCACCTTGCGGGCAGTCTACCGACTACCCGCATTTTTTATATCCTTTTCCAACTGGCACATTTCCCGAAACGCCAGCCGTGCGTGGCATGGCTGACTGTATTTCGTGAAAAGAGCCGTTGGAAACCCGCACAAGCGTATTGCAAGCAAGCTCACAACACCCTTGCCTTTCCCGCCCGCATGGAGTGTTCCCTAAAAGATGAAAGAGAACAGGCACTTTTCCCCAGTTTCCCTATTTGTAAATCTTCCTCTTACGCAGTCCCCCAGTCGGGACAGTCGTTTTAATCATTTCAATAGGCAAAGGTAGTTACGTGTTCTTCACGATTTTGCAAGGTCGAGCCGTTCCGGTTTGGCGAAAAAATCTTCCCTGCCTTGCGAGGTATTTTTTGCCCAAAACCTTGCAAACTCTAAACACTACCCTTTTACGCCTATGTGAAACGAAAACGACCGACCCGACCGGAAGACGCATAAAAAAAAAGTCGGATTTACGGGAAACAGGAAAAAAATTCAGTGAAACTTCAACTCCCTCACCTCTCAAATCCGCATAAAATTAAAAACTTAAAAAATTACAGCAATATGGAAGCAAAGGTATTATCGGAAGCAAAAGTTTATGTAGGCACTTATGCCAAGTACAACAACGGTTCATTGTCCGGCGCATGGCTCGACCTTTCGGACTATTCGGACAAGGAAGAATTTTATGAAGCCTGCCGGGAACTTCACAAGGACGAGGAAGATGCGGAATACATGTTTCAGGACTGGGAGAACGTGCCGGAGGGCTTAATCGGCGAAAGCTGGATTTCTGAAAACTTCTTCGCCCTGCGTGATGCGGTGGAGGATTTGAGCGACACCGAGCAGGAAGCCTTTTTCGTGTGGTGCAACTATAAAAGCCATGATTTGGGCGAGGAAGATGCGGACGACCTTGTACGGGATTTCCGGGATGAATATCAAGGGGAATATGACGATGAAGAAGATTTCGCCTATGAAATTGTAGAGGAATGTTACGACCTGCCGGAGTTCGCAAAGACCTATTTCGATTACAAACAGTTTGCCCGTGACCTGTTCATGTGCGAGTACTGGTTTGATGACGGCTTTGTGTTCCGTGCGGCATAACAACCAATCCGGGCGGGGTGTCAAAGCCCTGCCCGCTTAAAACAACCAAGTTTATAACCATAAAAAAATAAGACATCATGCAGTCACTTAACAAAAACGGGGTAAGCATCACCCAAACACCGGGAGAAGAAAAATACGTGAAATGTTGCTTAGGCGCATTCAGGGGACAGATTTATTTTCAATATGACTACCGGCACTTTGACGGCGAACTTTTCAGCACGGTAGCCAAAACGCTGGACGAGTGCCGCCGCAGGCGTGACGAATGGGTAGCGAAGAAGAACGGAGTAATAAACAAGTAAATTTCAGGGACATGAAAACGACAGAAGTAAACAAGGAGCTTATCGGCAGGCGTTGCGAGTGTATTTTTACGGGCTTAATGGTAACGGGCGTTATCGAGG